GGATTATTTCTAACCATGTTAGTTGACATAAAATTCAAGTGAGCTGTAACATGTGCTCTATGATCCTGTCCTGGAAATGCTTTAAAAGGTTTTCCTCCTAATGCATCGATATGTTCTAAAGAGGGATCTTTAGGCTGATCTGGTGGTGGAGGAGGTAAAATTCTATCTATATCTTTTATTCCTAATGCTTCATACATTTTTCTAAATGCCATATATAAATTATGCATTTTTGGATTTGACATTGCTAACTGTAGACCAGTTTGAGCAAGTGTCAGTCTTTGAGACATTGAAAAAATATTTGGATCTGCAATTGGTAAAATATCTACTTTTTCATCAAAGTCTGTTACTTTAACGTTTCTTTGTCCACCTACAACATCATATGGATATTCGGGTGGTAAATACTGAGCAAATACTTTTGCTAGTAATTTAAATTCTTTTCTTAAGGCTGAGTATATTCTTTTATGGATTGCTGACATTACCCTTGAACCACGTTCTAAAAGAGCTACGGTCGTACCAACGGCTGCGCCTTGGTTCCCGTCCCCGACCTGCATGTCAGCAATGGACGCGAATCTCTGTCCTGCTGTAACCACAATTCCCATCAACTGCAATAATGTAGCTGAAGGTTCTTTGTATGGTAAAAATACAAATGAGTCTTTTAGATTACCACCAGGTGTGTCAACATCTTTAAATTCTCCTGGTTGTATCGGTGCAGCGTCATCTTTGACTCTAACACCTCTCTGTTTAAATCCGGCTGGTAAATTAGATAAAGTACCCGCGTCTAATAATTGACGGAGAGCAGACGTTGCCGTTCTACTCAAACCGCCAATCATATGAATGAGTCCAAAGCCATAAAATCCTAGTCCTGGCAGAAATTTGAAGTGGACGAAATATTGAACTTTATTTCTTAGTGGATCATTGGGCGCGTAGTTCCTTTTGATTGAAAGAACTTTCATACTACCTTCTTCGATTGTTACGACGTAAGGTAATTTTATTCCAGTTGGCTCACCGTTTTTGCCAACATCTTCGAAACCTTCTAAATCTAGATTTACATGACACTCTAATAGTGTGTACATGCTTTCTACTCTAGTTGTGTTAGTGGTTCCTTCTAATTCTCTTTTCTTATCTTCAACCTTATCAGCATTTACATCTGATACAGGTTTTGTTAATTCGATATCGGTATAGAAACCGTTTACTTGTTGTTTTCTTAAATCATTTTCTGAAATTTTTATAACATGGACCACCGCTTCCGCATCGTCTAATGAGGTAGCCGTATACGGAACTACGAGGTCATCTGCGGGCACGAACTTAGAAACAGCTCTCCCGAGTAAATCATCATAATAAACTTTTTTAAAAGTAGAACCACTTAGTGGTAGATGAAATAACATTTGATCAAACTCTGGTTCATATTCTTTCATCTGATCCATAAGTTGATAATTCATAAAATCTTTAACTCTTTGTGACTGAGCTTCTTTAGCAGGATTGGATACTCCTAAAATCTGAGTTCTAACTGGTCCATCTGCAGGAAGTAATTCTTTGTAAGCTAATGCCTGAAATTGTGTAACTGCTTCAGCGAGAACTGGGTGCGTTGCACCTGACGCTCCTTGGAAAGGTTCTGCTCTATTATCATATTTAAATCCTAAAAGATCTAAACCTTTAACGTAAGATTGTTCCCAATCTTTTCTAGACATTTTATAGTCTGTATAATTTTGTCTTAATTGAATCCCAACTGGGTCCAAAACTGTTTCTGGAAGTATATCTGCAAGATTATCAAAGTGCGTGTTCGACTGTGCCTGGTTCACGGCACCTGGATCAAAATTTACTGTAGCACCTCCTTCTTCATCGGGTGTTACTTCTACTGGTTGTCTTTGTTGTGCTTCCGTAATGTCGACATCAGTTGGTGCCTGTGCACCAGGTATTTTTACTTCGTGTCTAACATTCGGGAGTGATTTATCTATATCTGCCATTTATACTCCTTACTATATGTATCATATTCTGGTGTAGAAGCCAAGCCTTGATCCATGGGCCCTCCTGTTGGTGCTATTGCATTTGGTTTACGGATTCCTACCATACCGCCGCCTGCGAATCTAGTATATGGTCCATATTTTCTAGCAGCTTCATCCGCTTCCTCTTTTGCTTTTTTTTCAGCAAGCAGTCTTCTAGTTTCCTCTGCTTCCATTTTGCCTAATTGACTTGCATATTCTAATGGAAGTTCTGAATAAAGATCTCTTGGATCTTTAATATCTGCTCCTTGCATAAAAGTATCATAAAGATCAGGCGTACCTGCTTCTTCAGCAGCGTGTTTCAATCCAACATTCCAATAAGGTTCTCCTTTTTGTTCTATATATCGTTTAACATTTGTTATAGGAACCCCACCTTTAAACGGTGCAACTCCCGCTACATTTTTTTTCTTATAAAAAGGAAGATCTATATCAATTTGAAAACCTGCATCAGTTTTCTTTTTAACGTCTTCTCTTAAATAGTCTTGTAAAGTTGTTTGTCCTTTAGCTCCAGCCATTGGGTCAAACTTTCCTTCTTCATCGTAATAACCTTTATAACCTTCCATAATTGAATTCATTTGTTCATTAGCTTTACTTAATTGATCATTATAAATAAACTTTCTTTCCTTTTGAGCATGTTCTGGTAAATTTTTTAATTTGTCTAAATTTAATTTTGCATCTTCAGCACTAAAATATGCATCAATATAATCATTGTTATCTTTAATATGTTTTGCATATTTATAAGCTTCAGGACTATCTGCTTTTATTTCATCTAATTTTTTTTCACCCCAACCAAGCAATCCAGCTGTTGTTGCTCTCTTAGCTGCTTCTTTGTCCCCCTGTAGCATATGTGGAAGTGCAAATGCTAGTTCAATGGGTACATCGGCCCAACCAAACATCCAACCAGCAGTTCGTGCAAATTTACCAAATTTACCAAAGTTTTTTGTTTTCATGGCTTTTTTCTGTTCAGCTTCAATAACTCCTCTGATACAAGTATTAACTCCTCCTCCCCCAAAAAGTTTAACTCTTCCACCGCTGCTTAGACATTTATCAATGTTGAAGCCAGCTTCTTTTAAGAATTTATGTTGTTGTTTTGTAGTCATCGTTGGAAATTTTTCTTGTTGCAAACTTGCTTTTAAAGATTTTACTAAATCTGTTTTTTTAGTAACAACTGGAGTTTTACTGGAAAATACTGGCTTACCAGTTTTATCTACATTTATTTTTACATCATCTAAATAATTGCCATATTTTTTACTAAACGTATCTTTTAACTCATTCATTTCCCCAACAACTTTTGCTTTTGCATCAACAGTTTTTGTTTTTTCCCATTTGTTAACTAATTTAACCATAGGTTTATCAAATTGAGTGTTTTTAATTTTTGCATTAAATTCTGCAGAAGTTGGGTTTACTTTTATATATTCAATATCGTCCGCATAACCTAATTCCATTAATGCTTTTGGAATTTTGTGATCAAACATAATACTTTCAGAAATATTTAAAGCTTTCTTAGCTTCAGGCCATTGATTTTTTTGTGCATATTTAACTGCATTACTTGTTTCTTCAAACATATATTTATATTTAGGGTTAACTCTATCTTTTAAATAAGTTATTAATTCAGATGTTCCTAACCAAGGTTTTCTAAATAAAGAAACTTGTTTTAATAAATCATCTCCAACTTCTTTTGCAAGGAGCCTGGCAATAGGTCCATCTATTCTTTGATTTAAACCAAATTTTTTAAGAATTGGACTGTTTCTAAACTTTTCTCTTATATCAGGAACTCTTTTCGAACCTTTTTCTGGTAATATATTTGTAAGTTCATTTATAATTTTATTTCTAACATTTTCATTATTTGTATAAATTGCAGTTTTAAAAATATTGTCTAATTGATTCGCACTATAACTGACTTTGCTTTGACCTCTTAGAGATTGTTCAGAAGTTCCCATTATATTGGTTCTAAACCAGTCGCTAAAAGGAACAGAGGCAAGTGTTGATCCTCTCCTCCCTGGAACTGGTATTTTATTAATTTTTTGTATTAAATCATTATTTTTGCCAAATGTTCTAATAAACGCTTTTTTAAATTTATCAGGATCGGCATATCTTTTAGAATTTTTAACTATCCAGTTTTCAGCTTGTTTATAAAATTTAGCTTTACTCTTTTCTACTGGACGCCCCGTTCTAAATTCTTCAGCGAACTCTAATTCCATATAAGCATCTCTATCATCAAATAAATTAAGGATAGTTTCTTCATCTAAACCAGTTTTTTTAACCAGTGTATTAAGGTTGCCATATTTATTAATTTTAGATCTACTTATCACATGCTTATACTTAGGATCTATCATTTTTGTAATATCATCTTTAGCATAAGAATCTAAAAGAGCATCCGCAAATACATCAAGTTCTTCACCCCTATACCCTGCCCGTGATCCGTCAACCGTGGGCCTAACTAACTGACCATCATTATATCCAGCTCT